GGCATTAATCCTTGATTTAACTGATGAACAATTTTCATATTCTTTGCTTTTTGAGCTATCTGTTGAAGTTATTGTTATTTGAAAATGAGCAAGATTTTTATCGTAAATTTCAACATAATCATCGGTAGCAACAAGAGAGCTTTTTGTAACAATTAAATATGGAATTTTATATTCATTTAATAATTTTATTGTTTTATAAGTTACTCTTTCTGTATACTCTAACGGTTGGAAACAATCAGTCATGCCACCAAGTTTTACAACACCTTTACCATAAATATTCTTAATAGTTTTTTTTATTTTATGTATATCTGCTATTTTAGGGCTTGTATTATTCCAAAAACCTCTAAAAGATAAAAGGCTTTTTGCATAACAATAAGAACAATCATGGCTACAACCGCACCCATAAGTATCAAGCCTTTGTGTTATATTGCACCATGTATTAAACTTGCGGTGTATAGTTGTAGCATAAAAGTTTTTAAATTCCATTAAAGCCTCCCAATAGGCGGGTATAAATCTTTTATTTTTGACATATCCCCTTTATAAAAAACTAGTATTTTTTGTTCTCTTTTAGGGAACTTCCTATAATTTAATGTAACCTTAGCATGAGCAAGCCTTGTAAATTCGCATTCAAGATATACTATTTTATTATAAATGTGTAGACCTTGATGTTTAAAAAACAATTCATGTTCAGCTTCACAACCATAATAAGCACCATTTTTATCTCTTGAATCACCTGTCATTATAACGAAAAAACAATTATCATTTAGTACGCTTATTGCTTTTTTATAACCTTCAAAAAGAGTATCCCTAAATAATTCGTAAGAACTAAACGAATTTAATTCACCTGCTGGCGGGTTTCCATCATAATCAAGGTATTCTTCAACCTTATAATATGGGGGGCAACTAAAACAAAGATCAAATTTTCCATCTGGTATATATTTAGAACTATCAGATTTAATCCATTTAGCACTATTCAAATCTTTACAAATCTCATTATTGGCATCGCACTGGTTTTGTCTTATTTCGCTTGCAATATAATCATATCCATAGCTACCAGAAACATACCCAAATTGTACCCCACCACCAAAAGGGTTATATACTCTTTTACCTTTTGTTGGCATAAAAAATCTAAGTATAACTTCACAGGCAACAGGATCAAGTACAGAAGCATTTCCATTTAAAGTTTTACTTGTATGATTTATTATTTCACCATTTTCTATAGTTTGTTTCCCTAAAACGACATTACTCATCCCATTGGTCCCCTGCCAGCATCCATCACGCGACGCAAATTTAGGATTTTTAATACCGTATTTTTTACCAGAACTTTCTATTTTCTCATTCCATTCCTTTTTCATTTTAAGCCAATCAGCCTTTGTACTATTCCAAGTATTCGTCATTGTAGCATGAGCAAGGCGTTTCATTCTAACTTGATCTAATTTCCCGTAAACCATATATTCATAACCACTCAAATTCAAATACGTTTTAAAACCACAATCTTCTAAAACATCAGGGCGTTCTAAATCATGTTTTGTACTTACTGTCATAATCATTGGATAACCAAAAGTATTTTGTTTTATTATCTCACATAACATTTTTTTATAAATATTTTTATCTTTTTTGTGTAATTCCATAGCAGATTGTAATAAACAGAATTCACCCACCTCGTGATTAATTTGGAAAGTGAAAAATCCACTAAATTCATCATTAATTTTTAGAATTATTGCAGAATGCATCTGCATATTTTTCCGCGCTGCTCTATAAGCAACTTTATCCCTTAAGGCCAAGTCTGCCACTTTAGTCTCATATCCAGAACCTATAACACTTTTAACGCATTCAAATTCTATTTTATCATTAAATAAATTTAATTGTTCAGTCATTAAAATACCTCACATTCACTTTGTTTTTTTATTGTTTGTAATTTTATTGAATCATCATCTTTTATAGTTCTATTTAAAGCAAGATCTTTTTCTCTTTCTTCTCTTATCAGTTTCAGTTCTTTTTCTTTTTCTTCACTTATAAAACCAGCGCAGCCATTCCTCATTGATATTTGTGTCCCCCCATTGCATCCAGTTCGGAAACACACTTCGCAAGCGAATACCCCATCTATATGCGATGACCTTAAACGGAAGCGATCTGATCCGCCAAGCTTTTTCAGTAATTCTGAAATTGTTTTTTTATAAATCAAGTATCCTTCAGCATCTATAGGCGACTCTGGTTCAACTTCTTTTTTCCAAGCCTTTTCTTCCTCTCTGTGTATGTGGTGAATTGCATCTTTAAAGTCTTTTGGATAAGGCAATTCTACACCATATGACTTTTTAAATTCTTGTTTTAGATACTCAACGACACTTTTAAAGGTCGATTCTCTCCATTTTGAGCATATCGATATTATCGTTTCAGCCATTCCTGCCGTATAAGTTCCATTAAACGTTGTTTCAAGGCTTTTAAGGCCGCATACTATAATTTCCTTAGAGATCATCAAGTATACTCCTTTTGGGCTGTTTGGCGGCTCCTGAAGGGTTCTTTTCCCATGTTCTTATACATGCTTGCCAATCTTTAATTTTTGTTTTACCCCTAATCCATCCATTTGTAGTATAATGGTCGATAAAGTTTTGAGCATCTATATTATTTTTCCTTTCTGAGCAATAGTCCTTAACCCATTCTAACTCAGGTGGTATTATATTTTTTTGTTTTTTCTCCTGCACCTCTTTTTCTTCAGAAGCAGATAAAGATTCAGATACAGATACAGATACAGAGGTTAGCACACTGTTAGCAGGTGTTAGTATGTTGTTAGCACTTGTTAGCACACTGTTAGCAGGTGTTAGCAAATCAGTAGAGCGTTTTTTGCTCATAAAATCCCTCATGTACTCTTTTCTTTTATCTCTTTTTTCATCTTCTGGCAGTCTATATGACGCATGATTTAATACTACCCATCCACCTTCTACTTTTTCAATACGTCTGCCTTCATTATCAGGATTTTTACTATCTTTATCTGGCATAGATAAGATTTTTTCTGCTTCATCAAATTGCTCAGGTGTAACATTGCAAACCCTTATCATACCAGACCTAGAAGCTGAAACAAACCCGAATTCATCTTTTTCAGCTAAAAAAGAAATAAAAACTATCCTTACATGTAACGGTTCTGACCATAGCGAGCTTTTCGTAATCCCTGAATCAAGCTTAGAAAAAGTCATGTTTAAACCTCTATTTCTGAAACCTCAAAAATAAAATCGTCATTTTTTGTAAGTTTATGACATGCTTCATAATCATTTTTACAATAAGCAATAATCAATGAAGAATCTCTAAAAATCTTAACATTACTTACATTGTAACCACAGTGATCTGCTATTAATTTTTTAACATCATTTAAAGTGAAATAATATTTAACAGTTGGCATTGCATTACTCCTTATAAAAAAGCTCTGGTTGGTTATGGAGTTCGGGAAGAACATAACCATTTAAAAGATAAGATCTTACCAGAGCAAATATTTTTATGAGTTTTCCCGACTCAATAATAAAATACAATTATTGTAAATTAAAAGTCAACGTATTTTTTCACCTTTATGAGAATAATTAGCTCGAACCATATCGCTATGTGTAACTCGGTCATCCTCGTAATAATCAGTCTCAAGGATAAAAGCTTTATGAGGAGATGTTTTTTTTGGTTCCGGCATTTTAGTCTTTACAAAACGACGATTCCAATCACCGCAGCCTTCTTTATGACAATCGGAAGATATTACACATATAGGCATTACTTGGGTAATTTTGCACATAGCAACCTACTTTCTGCCAAGTCATAAGTCATGCACATCATCCTATCAGTAGCTTCTAAAAGCACGTCAAGTTCATCGGTGTAATCCAAGCCAAGATCGTGCAAAGCTTTAATTTTCCCTTCGTACTCATACATCTTTTCGAGTAAATAGTGAACTGCTTCGTCTTGCTCCTCGATAGTCATTTAAGCCTCCGTTTGTAAAAATTGAATGTGGGTTGAACCGAGTTCGTCATTATACCAGAAAAACATCATACCAAAATCTTTTGTATAGCATTGATCCCATCCCAAAGTGCATTTGAAATTGCTGCAAGGCTTTATCTTGTCCCCATGGCGCAGCTTTGCCATAGCTATTAGGACTCGCTTGCGCAATATCGTAGTCTGGCGTTCCTGTGCCAATTCTGACAGCATTTCGCCGACTATGCGGTTTCTGGCGCGATATTTTTCTGGTATAGCAATCATTTTATAGCTCCTTATTTTATTGATAGTGGTGCGTAAGCCGCTCTTGGATCTTCGTAAAACTCATCATAGTCTATCTGGTCTTCCCATTCTTCGTATACTGGATAACCTAATGCATTTTCAGTAATTTTACCTATGCCAAATTCTTTTTTTATCTTTTCATAGAGCGACTCTGATACTAAGCCATATATGATACCTTCATACTCATCTAAGTCTATCATCGTGTAAAAGTCATTTTCAAGTAAAAAATCAACATTTTCATATTTCTCTTCGCTACGTGTTACGCCATACGTTCTATCGCATCTTAGTTCAATTTTTGTTTCCATTTTCTTACTCCTTGTTAGTGTTAACGTTGATTACCCTTTTAATATACCACTATTTAATAACAAAGTCAATAGATTTATTAATTATTTTTAATATTTTTTTTATTATCATATTTATCATATATATTTGTAGTATGAAAAAGCAATGCGATTTGATGAAAAAATGGGAAGCTGACAATGAATTGTATCAGCGTATGAATAAAAAACAACGAGCTGAAAATTTGCGGTCTATACTACCGACATATTCAGAAGGGCTACAAAAAGAGGCTTTAAAACTACAAATAAAGAAATTAGAAACTATTGACAAATAAACTGTAATTAACTATATTTACATTATGGATAAAAAATACGATTTAGCAAAACTATTGCAAAAAGCCCTTGAGCTTGAGAACGCTGCTTATGTGCAGTATCTGTCGCATGCCGCCATTGTATCAAATCAAAACTCTTTGCCTATTGAAGCCCATTTGAGAGAAACGGCAGAAGATGAAGCGAAACATGCGGAAATTTTAAGGCAACTTTTAGGCAATTATTTAACTCAATACCCATCGATGAAAATTGCTGATACTCAAGAGGCTATAGATATTTCATCCGCTTTACGTGCTGATGTTAAAAGCGAAACGGCTGCAATCGAGCACTACAAAAAAACTTTGAAGTACATCGAAGATAATAAAGATCTGAAATTTTATAATACTATGTGGGAAAAGATTCGACAAATTTTAATTGAAGAAGAAGAACATTTGGTTGAATTGGAAATGATACAAGGGTAATTATATGGCACGCCCACGAGAATTTGACCCGGTTGTACTTGCTGAAAAGCTTGAACAGTATATTTTAACTGCTTATCCATTCCCAATATTGGCTGAATTTGCTGTAATTAATGACATATCAAGAGATTATGTATACACGTTAAGCAAGAATTGCCCTGAATTATTCAACGCTGTTAAAAAGTGTTCAGAAGCTAAAGAGTATAAACTCGAAAAAGGCATGGCAATCGGTGAGATACCTCCAGGTTATGGCAATTTTGCTCTGAAACAGCTTGGATGGCGTGACAGACAAGAAGTTGAACATTCTGGTGAGATCAGTATGGCTGATGCCTTAGCGCAGGCCAGAAGGCGATCGGATGGATCTACAACAGCTTAATATTGAGCTAATAAAAGACTTTGGGCGGTTCACCCATAATCCGTTGAAATTTGTAAATTATTGTTACGACTGGGGACATGGTGAACTTGTTGGATTAGGCGCTAATGGCCCGCGTGGATGGCAGAAAGATGTCCTCACAGAGATAGGTGAGCGTTTAACAAATCCTAATACACGATATGAGCCGATTTGCATTGCTGTTGCGTCTGGGCATGGAATCGGTAAATCTGCTCTAATAGGGCAGATTATACATTGGGGCATGTCAACATGCGAAGATTGTAAGGTTGTGGTTACAGCTAACACAGAAGCGCAGCTACGCACAAAGACATGGCCCGAAATTTCAAAATGGTTTAACCTGGGGATTAATAAACATTGGTTTAAACCTACTGCAACGGTCATAGCAAGTGTTGAACGTGGGCATGAAAGGGCTTGGAGAGCTGACGCGATAAGCTGGTCTGAGAACAACACAGAGGCGTTTGCAGGGTTGCACAATAAAGGGAAACGCATCATACTCATCTTTGATGAAGGTTCTGCCATTGCAGATAAAGTATGGGAAGTTGCAGAAGGGGCTTTGACAGATACCGAAACTGAAATTATTTGGATTGCATTTGGTAACCCTACTCGTAACACTGGTAGATTCCGTGAATGTTTCGGTAAGTTTAAGCACCGATGGATTACAAAGCAAATCGACAGTCGAACAGTAGAAGGAACCAATAAAGAACAGATCCAAAAATGGATTGATGATTATGGCGAAGATTCCGATTTCGCTCGTGTTCGTGTTAAAGGTCAATTCCCTCGTGCTGGTAATTCGCAATTCATTGACCATGACAGCGTAGAAATGTGCAAACATTACAAAGCTGAAGGCTATACTTCACAGGCCATTGTTTTCGGCGTTGACATAGCGCGATTTGGTGAAGATCAGAACGCTGTATGCATTAGGCAAGGTAGATACACTCACCCTTTGATTAAATGGCGTGGATTGGATACTATGCAGACAGCAGCAAAGATTGTGGAGTTATACAAAGAGCATGAACCAGATTTGATGTTTATCGACGGTGGCGGCGTAGGTGGTGGTGTAATAGACCGTGTAAAACAGCTAATAAATAAAAATAAAGTGAAAGAAATAAATTTCGGTTGCGCACCTAATGACACTATAAAGTATTTTAACAAAAGAGCTGAAATGTGGGGTAACGCAAGGGACGCGATAAAAGCAGGCTTGCAGTTGCCAGATGATAATGAGTTGTTAGACGAATTATGCTCTGTTGAGTATGGTTTTTCAAATAAGCAACAAATTCAGCTTGAGAAAAAGGAAGATATGAAAAAGCGCGGTTTATCTTCTCCAGATTGTGCAGACGCTTTCGTATTGACCTTTGCAGAAGATGTTTTGAAAGATAGACCTAAACCGCAAGTGGTCCGGCGATATGCTGGCATGTCAAATAACAATTGGATGGGTGGATAAGGAGAGCATTATGAAGATCTTATTTTGTGTTTTAGCAGTTGCGACTTTAATCTTCGGGCAATCGGCGTACAATCTTAAACTATGGAACTTCACTGTTGGTAGTTTCGCTGCGGATAGTTTAAAAACTTCGGCAGCGTTCCCCGCTGGAGATGGTGAAGGTATTGACATTATAGTCAAATCTCCAAATAAGGACTCGAGCGTTTTCCTTGTCGGTTATCAGCGTGGATATTGGGATGGAGGCCAAATTATTTGGAAGCGACCTTATACTGTTATTGACACATTTAATACGCTAACGGCTGGTAATTTTAAAGCGGCAGGCGCGCTTGCCTATTCAGCGGCTGGCGATACTGACGTTGTGCAGTCAATTGATAGCGCACAGGTGAGCGGTTTTGTAATCATGGAACGCCATTTTAACGCATATAGAAGCCCATACGCACGCATTGTACTAAAGGGGCTTACTGGGAATAAAAAAACGAACTATTCGACCTTTATCACAGTATCGCAGCCGAAATATTATCGTGTTGATGTTGGTGAGGGAAGGCAGCCTAATTAATGGATACTGAAACAGAAGATTTTGAATTTGCAAACAAGCAAGAACTTTTGAAGTATATTGACGCATTATGTGCAAATATAACAGACAAAAGAGTTCGAAGATATGCAAAAAAACAACTTCTGTATAAATTGCGCAATGAGCATGGTGATATAGTTTAATGGAAACTGTAAAGCAAGATAAGACAGAACGAGCTTTTGAAGAGGTTAAGCGCTGGAAAGATCTAAAGCGCAAGGGTGAGATTACTTTGATGTTTGATGGTAGTGGAGTTGTAGCTAAAGTGAAAGTAGTTAATTATATACAATAAAGGCGAGATATGGAAAAAATAGAGCTGATGAAAGTTGATTATAATACTGGCGCAATTGAAAGAAAGATTAATGAAATTATCGAAGTTATTAATAAAATGAGTGAAAAACCTGTTAAAAAAATAGTTAAAGATAAACAGTAATCCGTTAAAGGAGCTATATGAAAGCACATGAACTATCTGATTATTTATTAAAATGTCCAAATTTGCCTGTAGTAATTAATGGGTGGGGATCTGATGAAGGTGATGCGTTTGAAGTAGCTGGCGCTTTTTTAATAACATCAGAAGATGATAATAATAAACAGCAAATTGGCCTTGCATATTATAATATTACTATAAATGCCAAAAAAGAATGGTCAATGAAAAGCGAAAGAATTGATGTTTAAAGTATTTTTTTAAAATATAATTTTATCGGTTATCCATTAAAGGAGCCGTACCGATCAAATAGATCGTGTATGAGCTCCTTTTTTTTATTGGTGGTAAAATGGCAAATATATACACAAAGAAGCGTTTGACCAAAGAAGAGAAAGCAGATAAGGACATCCTTACTACTGCCCTTGAGCGGTATCAAGAATGTGACCCTGTATGCCAAGAGATATATCGAGAGGCCATTGATGATATTAAATTCTCTATTGGTGACCAATGGGAAGCGCGGACGCTGCAAGATAGGCAAGATAGGCCATCTCTTGTGGAGAACCGTGTTTCTGGAATGATCCACCAAGTATGCAATGATCAGCGCCAAAACAGGTCAATGATTAAAGTGACGCCAAGAGATGACAATGGAGACCCAGAGACAAGTGAGATTATAAATGGCCTGCTTAGATACATCCAATATCATAGCGACTCTGAAACAGCGGTTGACACAGCATTTGAGAATGCTGTACGCGGTGGCATCGGCTGGTATAGAATAGTCACAGATTACGAAGATTCAGAGAGTTTCAATCAAGAGATTTGCTTTAAACGCATTGACGATATTCAAAGTGTGAAAGTACCGATCCATTTGTGCCGCGATATCGATTTCCGTGATATGCCTTATGCTTTCGTTGAAACCACAATCAGCAAAGACGAATTCGAGAAAGAATACCCTGATGTAGACGTTGATGAGTGGCCATCGACAGCAAGATATGAAGGATGGGCTTCTGATGATCAGGTTAAGATCGCGGAATATTTCGTTGTGGAGAAAAAGTACAAAGAAATTTATTTGCTTTCTGATAATTCTATAAGCGAAGAAAAACCTGCCGATGAAAGCGGATTAACAGTAGTAACCACTCGGCCAGTCTGCAAAAAGCAAATCAAATGGTATAAGATTACAGCCGGAACAATCCTTGATAGGAAAGATTTCCCTGGAGAATGGATTCCAATTCTTCCAGTTTTAGGTGAAGATGTAACGATTGCAGGCAAAAGAAAATTTCTATCGCTCACCCGCAATGCAAAAGATCCGCAACGTATGCTTAATTATTGGCGAAGTGCAGAAGCTGAGCGTATCGCGCTATCGCCTAAAGCGCCGTTTATAGCTGCTGCAAATCAACTTGAAGGTTACGAGGATGAATGGGCGCAGGCTAATAGGACTAATATAAATGTGCTGCATTATAATCCTGTTATTGAAGGTGGCAATCTTGTACCTGCCCCAGACCGCACAATGCCTACACAGATGGACATGGCTATTGTTAACGCTGCAAGAGAGTCTGTAGACGCTATTAAGGCTTGTACAGGTATCTTTGATGCTTCTCTTGGCAATCAGAGTGCAGAAACAAGCGGGCGCGCTATTTTGGCAAGACAGCGGCAAGGGGATACATCAAACTATCACTTTTTTGATAATCTGGCTAAATCTTTGCGCCATGCATGCAGAATAATTGTTGATTTGATACCAGAGATTTATGACGCTGAAAGAACAATCAGGATTTTAGGCGAAGATCTAAAAGATAAAGTTGTTACAGTTAACAAGATGTATTCGGCAGATGGGAAACTCTATGATTTGACAGCCGGCAAGTATGATGTGATTGTAGAGACTGGCCCTTCATTTATGAGCCAGCGCCAAGAGACTGCAACCAATTTACAGAATCTCGCTCAGAGTGACCCAGTTATTGTGCAATGCGCAAGGGACTTGATACTAAAGTATATGGATTTACCAAGCGAGATTGTCGAAAGAGCAAGGAAAACAATTCCACCTCAATTTGTAGAGGATGAAAATAAACAAAATGACCCGCAGCAAATGCAAGCGGCAATAGCTCAATCGCAACAGCAATTACAACAGATGGATATGGTAATCCAGCAACTCTCACAGGAGAACGAACAGCTTCAACAGCAGGCAGCAGGCAAGGTTCTCGACAATCAAACTAAACTGCAAATTGCTGATTTACAGGCTAAGGTTAATATCCTTACAACACAAATGAAACTTGGAATAGATCAAGAAAAAATGCAGCATGAGGTAGGAATAAAAGCCATGCAGCATTCAAACGATATAGCCCGTGGCGATTACGAGGCAATGCGCGGTGTTATGATAAATCAGCCTCGGCAACCGGCAGCCTATGCCGAGTAATGGAGATTGCATTATGGAAACGCCTGAAGTAGTAGTAGAGCCATCATCGAAGGAAGCTATTGAATCAAGGGATATGGTCGAACAGCCTGTTGATAAAACAGAGAGCCAATCTGAAGTTGCTGCCGCCGAACCGGTTGAAGGTGAGCAAGCTCAAACTGAAGAAAAGCAAGAAGACCAAAAGCCCGAGGAAGAAAATAGTGTTATCCGACAGATGAGGAAGCAATTGCGTGCGCAGCAGAAAATGATCTCGGAATTGAGAACGCAGCAAATGCAGCGTAACCCAGAGCCAATTCCACAAAGAGAGAATTTTGAAAGCGATGCTGACTACATTAAGGCCGAAGTAGCATATCAGTTTAACCAAGCACAAAAAGCAGTTCCGAAAACTCCGGATGTTTTCGAGAGTAAATTTGAGGAAGCAAAAAAGACTCATGCTGATTTCGAGGAAGCTTTGCAAGACATTGAGCACGTTTTATTCACTCCAGAGGCGCAGATGTCTATTAAACAAGCTGTTGAGACATTGCCTTATGGGAGCGATGTTCTCTATCACATTGCAAAGAACCCAGAATTAGCCGAGGAACTTGCTATACTTCCTCCTGCTGCTTTTGCCGCTCGATTAGGCGATATACACGGAGACATAAGGCAATCAAAGACTGTGAAAAAAATCACAAAAGCCCCTGCACCGATTACGCCAGTATCTGCTGTGTCAAAAGCTGAAAAGTCTTATGATGACATGGATCAAGCGGAATTCGTTGCAATGAGGAGAAAACAAAAACTTGCGTATCAAAAAGCAAGATTCGGTTTATAACAATAAAAAATAGAGGATATTATGGCAAATTCACGTATTACTTCCAGTTTTATTACCAGAGAGTTCCTCTCTGTTCTGCACAGTAATTGTGCTGTGTTGCGTTCGTGCGACACATCATGGAATAAGCTTTTCGCTAAATCAATGGGGCCTGTGGGTAAAGCTGGTCCGACAATCGGTATTCGTAAGCCTGCTCTCGGTTCTATTCGTACCTCATGGGGTATGGATTCAACTGATATTACAGAGCAGAGCGTATCACTTACTGTCGACCAGGTCGTTGGTGTCGATCTCAATTTCAGCGATTCTGATATGTCGCTGTCAATTGAAGATTTCTCCCAGCGTTATATCACGCCAAACGCTCTCAAAATGGCTTCTTACATTGATTACAATGTGGCAACATTCATAGAACAGAATACGTTCAATACGCAGGCTGTTGATTCTCTTGGAACTGCTCCAAATGCTCTCAAGTATTTCATGGGTGCACGCCAGAAGATCTATGAGAACCTTGCTCCAATGGATGAAATGCTCAATGTTATCATCAGCCCACGCACAGAGGCTGCTATTGTTCCAGCACTTGCTGGCCAGTACAATCCTCAGAACAATATTTCTGAAATGTACATGAAGGGCCAGATGTCAAAGGCTCTCAACATGGACTGGTACACTTCGCAGACTCTCCCAGCTCACACGCATGGAACTTGTACCACTGGCACAAGCCCTGCTGTTAGTGGGTGGAGCGGTTCAACTCTCACTATTAGCAATATGACAAATGGTGGTACATTGAACGCTGGTGATGTTCTTACTGTGTCGACTTGCTATGCTGTGAACTTTGAAACGAAGCAGACCTATGCCAGCCTACAAGATATGGTAGTGCTTTCTACGACTACGGCGTCAGGTACTAATATCACTGTTACAGTTGGGCCGACTCCGGTTCTTACTGGCCCATATCAGAATATCAGTGCGACTCCTGTTGGTGGCACTGTTGTGTTTCGTCAAAACACTGCAAGCCAGATTGTGCAGAATGATCTTGTCCTGCACCCGAAAGCATGCGCACTTGCATTTGTTGACCTTGAATTGCCGAATAACATGGAAATGGCAAGTAGGGTGTCTGCCGATGGTCTGAGCATCAGATTCCTGCGCGGTTATGACATAGCCAACGCAAGGTATTTGAGCCGTATGGATTGCTTCTTTGGGCGTGCAATGCAGCGTCCTGAATGGGCAAGTAAAATTATATCGTAGTTAACTGAATTATTAACAATTAAGAAAAGGAAAATATTATGCCTGGACAAACGATCACAGATACCACTATTCAGCAGGTATCTTATGGACTCGATGACGGAGTAAATGTTGCGATTAGCGGTGGAAAGCTCGGTTTCTTTGGGACCGCTCCCACTGGTATAGCTACTCTTACAAATGCAAAAGCTGTAACTGCTGGTTCGACTACTACAGTATGCAATACTGGCGTAGCTGAGCTTGTTACAGAGCTTCTTGCTAAAGGGTTGATTGCTTAAATGGACATATTGCTCGGTTGTGGACATTGCCGACAGCGTAGAATTAGCCCTATCCGCAAGGAATGGGTTGATCTTGTTAGCGTGGACATGAACCCTGCATGCAAGCCAGATGTGGAGTGGGATCTAAACAGGGTTCCACTCCCTTTTGCAGATAACTCAGCCGAAGAGATCCACGCCTATAATGTTTTAGAGCATTGTGGCACTCAAGGCGATTATCTGTTTTTCTTTAAGCAATTTGAGGACTTTTGGCGTGTTCTTAAACCTAATGGGTTTCTATGCTTTACTTGCCCTACGAGTAATGACATTTGGACATGGGGCGATCCTGGCCATACACGGGTAATAAATAGCGGTTCAATAAGTTTTCTTGATCAGGAAGCATATAACCAACAGAATACGACAAGGACAGACTATAGATTTTGCTATAAAGGTAATTTGAAGCATTGGTTTAGTACTGTGGATACATCAAATACATACTATTGCGTACTACAAGCAATTAAAGGAGAAAAATGATGTCAGCTTTAAAAAAGCGCAAAGTGTTCATCGGAATTACTGCATACGATTCAAAGATCACTATTCTTGGAATGATGTCCATACTTAACAATATCCGAACGCTTGAAGCGAATGGAATTGAGGCAACTGTCAACGCACAAATGGGCGATTGCTATGTCGACCAGACAAGAAACCATATCGTAAGATCATTTCTTGCGACTGATTGCACCGATTTGATTTTTGTAGATAACGACTTATCATTTGACTCTGACGCAATGCTTAAGTTGATGACAAAGCCGGTACAGATTATAGGCGCTGCTTACCCGTATAGAAGCCAGGACAAGGACGGGTTTCCAGTAGCAGTGCATGTACACGAGACAAAGGAGTTCGCTGGCAATAAAGAACTTGGGATTATAGACTGTAAATTTGTACCTACAGGCCTATTAAGAATTAATCGAAGCGTGTTTGACACGCTAAAGAAAAACTATCCTGATAATGTTGATGATAAAGGCGAATTGCAGTTTTTTAGGACAGGATTATTATTTACAAGTGAAGGTGATAAAAGATGGTGGGGCGAAGATGTGTATTTCTGTGAAATAAGCAAAAGATCTGGAATTATAAATTGGTGCGATCCGACCATTGGATGTATTCACATTGGCCAACTAAATAAGGCTGGTAGGTTATCAGATTATTTACGGTCTGGTGGCCAAGTTGAAATGGAATTAAAAAGGTTTGAAAAAGAGGCGGCATAGTGAAATATTTGTTTTTACTTTTATTTGTTGGGTGTATGCAGCCTAAACAATATATTATTTTAGATGATATGGAAACCATTAATGGGATTACGGTAATAAAGATTGACACAGTTGAGGTAAATAAGCACAAATATTTTAGAGTATATTATAAGTGAGGGTAAAAAATGGCAAGCTCCGCTTTAGATATAATTAAGGGCGCTCTGAAACTGATTAACGTTTATCAAAGCGGAGATACCCTCAATGCCGAAGATAGTTCCGATGGCTTAAAGGCGCTTAATGGGATAGTGAAAAGCTGGAATAACCAACGTTTGATGTTATATTGCGTTAAAAACGTCGTAGGAACACTAAACGCTAATCAAACTTCACATACTATCGGGGACGGCGGTGACATTGATATTAATAGGCCGATAAAGATAGAAAAGGCTTTTATCCGAGTCCCGGGGCTTACAAATCCTATTGATTATCAGTTAACACAGGACGACAATAACAGGTATCAAGAGTATTCTGTTAAGTATACTAAGGTAAACTACCCTACAAATTTTTATTACGAGCCTTCATTCCCACTTGCGAGTATATACTTATATCCTATTCAAAGCATGACCCTTGAATTACATTTGAGCGCATGGTTGCAATTGCCAGAGTTTGAATCGCTCATTGGTGAAGTTACTTTGCCTATAAATTATGAGAATGCTTTGAAATATAAGCTTGCTCTTGATATAGGACCAATGTATGGGCGATCTGCAGTTGTGGCAAAAGGAACGCCGATATATGACCGTTGTGCTGAGTTTATCAAAGAGATTAAAGCTGTAAATCAGCCTAAATTTGTTTCGACAATAGACAGCGCCATCCTTGGAAAAACATACGGCAATAGGATGTTTAATATACTGAGGGGGTTTTGATGAATATCGGCTTCCTTGGCGGGTCATATAACGGGAGAAGTATTACTGATGATG